CTGATTACGGTGGCACCGTTCATCCTGATCGCTGTCTATAGCATCAGAGACGGGAAGAGAATCAAGAGGATGCAACATGAGCGAGACATCGCACGTACTGGAGGAAATGAGGTCGATGCGCGGGGCTCACGCAGACCTCCTGTCTGAGATGGGGCAATTGTGCGTTCAGGTCCGAGAGCTGGTGATTGAACTCAGGCACACCCAGCGGAACATTGACAGCTTCACCGACCGCATGTCAAAGCTGGAGGGTGATGTGCGAGCAATCCAGATCGACAACGCAATGAACAAGCCCATCCTCGATATCGCTCGGGCAATGAACATGAAAATGTGGGTCACCATCCTTGGCTCTGCGCTGACTGTCGGCGCATTGAGTGTGGATTGGACTAAGGCGTTTGGGGGATAAGATGGCGGGCGGAAGGCCGACTAAGTACAAGGCGGAATACGTCGCTCAGGCAAAGAAGCTTGTTCAGCTTGGGGCGACTGACGCAGAGCTCGCCGACTTCTTCGAAGTGACCATCTCCACCATATCGCTCTGGAAGGTAAAGCACGAAGAGTTTTCAGAGGCCCTAAAGCTAGGCAAGGAAGTTGCGGACAAGCGCGTTGAAGAGGCGCTGTACCACAGAGCGATGGGTTACTCGCACGAAGACACTGATATCCGAGTGGTAGACGGTTGCGTTGTTGAAACGCCAATGATCAAGCATTACCCGCCAGATACCACGGCCGCGATTTTCTGGCTGAAGAACCGCAAGCCCGCCGAGTGGCGAGACAAAGTACATCAAGAGCACACCGGCCCTGATGGCGGCCCGATCATTACCAAGGTCGAGCGGGTAATTGTCGATGCTGAAGGCAAATAGCTCTGGCCACACACTCCAGATCAACACGCCGAGATGGGCCCTCCCCATCATAAGCAGGAGCGCTCGCTATAAGGGCGCACACGGCGGCCGAGGTTCTGGAAAATCTCATCTCTTCGGCGAATACCTGATTGAGCGCTGCGCCACTGAGAAAGTGGATGCGGTATGCGTCCGAGAGATTCAGAAATCGCTCAACCAGTCGGTCAAGAAGCTGCTAGAGAACAAGATTCAGGACATGGGCGTCGCGCACCTGTTCGAGGTCCAGCGCGACCAGATCCTGAGCACGCATGGCGGCAGGATCATCTTCCAGGGCATGCAGAACCACACAGCCGAGTCGATCAAGTCTCTCGAAGGCTACGACATAGCTTGGGTGGAAGAGGCACAGACGATGAGCCAGCACAGCCTTGACCTGCTGCGCCCGACCATCCGTAAGCCGGGGAGCGAACTATGGTTCACCTGGAACCCGCGCCACGAGACTGACCCGGTTGACGTACTGCTGCGCAGTGATGACCCGCCGCCAGATTCGATCATCATCCCGGTGAACTACGACGACAATCCGTGGTTCCCTGACGTGCTGCGCGCCGAGATGGAGTACGACAAGAAGCGCGACCCTGAGAAGTTCCAGCACATTTGGCGCGGGGCGTACATCAAGAACAGCGAAGCCAGGGTATTCAGGAATTGGACAGTTGAAGAGTTCGATGCTCCGGCTGATGCAGTGCATCGACTCGGGGCCGACTGGGGCTTTGCCACTGACCCGACTACCCTAGTGCGCTGCCACATCATTGGTCGCAAGCTGTTCATCGACTACGAGGCCTATAGAGTCGGCTGCGAAATCACGGATACGCCGGCATTGTTCTTCAGCGTGCCGGATTCCGAGAAGTGGCCTATAACTGCCGATAGCGCGCGGCCTGAAACTATCAGTCACATGCGCAAGAATGGATTCCCGAAGATCAATCCAGCGATCAAGGGGGCGAAGTCAGTAGAAGAGGGCGTGGCCTGGCTGCAGTCCTTTGATATCGTTGTGCATCCGCGCTGCATCCATGTAATTGATGAACTGACCCACTACAGTTACAAGACCGATCCAGTGACGGGCCTAGTCATGCCCGTGCTAGATGACAAGGACAACCATTTGATTGATGCAATCCGGTATGCTTGCGAGGGCGCGCGTCGTGCGGCGAATATAATTAAGCCGCAAACAGTAATCCCGCAGCCTACTGTCAATCATTTCAACAGGTAGAGACATGGCCAAGTCAAAAGAGCAGCGATTGACGGAAGTCCACGCAGAGGCATTGGCCGAGTTCAACAAGATTCAGTCTGCGCTGCGGGATGAACGACTGCAGTGTTTGACTGATCGCCGCTTCTACTCGATTGCCGGCGCTCAGTGGGAAGGCCCGCTAGGCGTTCAGTTCGAGAACAAGCCGCGCTTCGAGGTGAACAAGGTACATCTGGCCGTCATCCGCATCATCAACGAATACCGGAACAACCGGATCACCGTTGACTTTGTGAGCAAGGACGGCAGCAAGAACGACAAGCTCGCTGATGTGTGCGATGGCCTGTACCGGGCGGATGAGCAGGACAGCGGTGCCGAAGAGGCTTACGACAACGCATTCGAAGAGGCTGTTGGTGGAGGGTTCGGCGCCTGGCGCCTGCGTGCCGAATACGAAGACGAAGAAGATCCGGATGACGACCGACAGCGCATCCGCATTGAGCCAATCTTTGACGCTGACTCTTCGGTGTTCTTCGACCTGGACGCCAAGCGCCAAGACAAGGCGGACGCCAAGCGCGCATTTGTCCTTAGCGCAATGACCCCCGACGCCTACCGTTCCGAGTGGGGAGAAGATCCGGCGAACTGGCCGAAGGAAATCCATCAGTCTGAGTTCGACTGGTTGACCCCGACTGTTGCTTATGTGGCCGAGTACTACGTGGTCGAGTTGACCAAGGAAACCCTCAGCGTCTGGCGTGACCTGCTGGGCGACGAGAAGACCTACGACGAGGATGAGCTGGACGAGGAAGATGGAGAAGTTGGCACCCTGCGCGACTTCCTGACCGCCACCGGATCGCGCGAAATCCGCAAGAAGACGGTTAAGGTCAAGCGCGTCCGCAAGTACATCATGTCCGGCGCCAAGGTGCTGGAAGACTGCGGCTACATCGCCGGCAAGTGCATCCCCATCGTCCCGATGTATGGCAAACGCTGGTTCGTGGACAACGTCGAGCGCTGCATGGGCCATGTGCGCCTGGCCAAAGACCCGCAACGCCTGAAGAACATGCAGTTGTCCAAACTGGGCGAGATCAGCGCGCTGAGCGCGGTAGAGAAGCCCATCCTCGTGCCCGAGCAGATCATTGGCCACCAGGTTATGTGGGCTGAGGACAACCTGAAGAACTACCCCTATCTGCTGGTCAACCCGATCACCGGGCCAGATGGCCAGCCGACGATTGCCGGCCCCATCGCCTACACCAAGCCTCCGCAGATCCCTCCGGCCATGGCGGCCCTGCTGCAGATCACTGAAACCGACATGCAGGACGTTCTCGGCAACCAGCAGGCCGGCGAAGAGCTCCAAGCGAACATCAGCGGAAAGGCCGTTGAGCTGGTCCAGAACCGTCTCGACATGCAGACCTTCATCTACATGAGCAACATGGCAAAGGCCGTGAAGCGCTCCGGGGAGATCTGGCTGAGCATGGCCAAGGATGTCTTCGTGGAGAAAGGCCGCAAGATGAAGACGGTCAGCCTCAACGGGGAATCTGGAAGCGTCGAGTTGATGCAGCCAAAGATGGGCGAAGAGGGGTTGGTAATTGAGAATGACTTGGCCAATGCGAAGTTCGATGTTGCTGTAGATGTTGGCCCTTCATCGAGCAGCAAGCGCGCGGCCACGGTGCGTGCGCTAACTGGGCTGCTGACCCTGACTCAAGACCCAGAGACGATCCAGGTCTTGACCGCGTATGCGTTGATGAACATCGAGGGTGAAGGTCTTAGCGAAGTGAACGCTTGGAGCCGCAAGAAGCTCCTTGCTATGGGCGTTGCTGAGCCTACCGAGGAAGAGGCCGCCGTACTCGCCGAGCAGGCCGCCAATGCGAAGCCTGACGCACAGACGCAGTACCTACAGGCAGCCGCTCAGGAAGCTGCTGCGAAAGCCGCCAAGGCTAACGCAGACACTGTGGGAGCCATCGCAGACGCCGAGAAGACCCGCGCCGAGACGGCCAAGATCATCACCGAGATCGACGCGACCGAACAACAGCAGGCGCTGGAAGTGATTGACCGGTTCGCCGCCAGTCAGCCAGCGCCGCCCGACGTAACCGCTGTGGTGGTAGAGCCTACACAGCTATAACGGCAACCATCCCGCCATTGAGTGGATGAGAACCAGGGGAAACTATGAATCACTTCGTACACGGAAAGCTGGGCCACTTCCTGATGGATGAGATCGACGGGGAAGGAAACGACCTTGGAGGCGCCGAGACTGAAGAGGTCGATGAGCCCGAAAATGGTGATAGCGAAGAGGAAGAAGAGTCGGAGCCCGAAGAGGACGAGGTAGTCGTTACCATCGGTGACGAGCCAGTCGCGGAGCCAGAAGCAGAAGACAAGTCCGCTCCCAAGTGGGTCAAGGATCTGCGCAAGGATCACCGCGAGGCGCAAAGGCGGATCCGCGAGCTTGAAGCTCAGGTGCAGGCGTCTCAGCCGAAAGTCAAGACCATCGAGGTCGGGCCAGAGCCATCTCTGGACGACGATGATATTGATTACGATCAGGATAAGTTCAAGGCCAAGTGGCGCGCCTGGAGTGAGCGCAAGTCCCAGGCGGATCGCGCAGCGGAAGACCAGCGCGCCGCCGAGAAAGCCCAGCAGGATGAGTGGCAGGCCAGGCTGAATGCCTACGCTGACCACAAGTCCAAGCTGAAAGTGAAGGACTACGAGGACGCAGAGGTAGCTGTGCAGAGCTCCTTTGACGTGACCCAGCAGGGAATCATCGTCCAGGGCGCCGATAACCCCGCGCTAGTTGTGTATGCGCTCGGCAAGAACCCTGCGAAAGCAAAAGAACTATCTTCCATCAAAGATCCGATCAAGTTCACCTACGCCGTGGCGAAGTTGGAGGCTCAATTGAAAGTCCAGAACCGCAAGTCAGCGCCGGCCCCCGAGCGCACCATTTCCGGAAGCGCCCCGAGCGGTTCGGGTGATTCCAACTTGGAGCGCCTGCGCAAAGAGGCGGAACGTACCGGGGATTACACGAAAGTTTCCGCGTACAAGAAGCAGCAGCGCGAAAATTCGAGGGCTAAGTCGTGATCGCCAAGCTTGAGGCGATCAAGCCGGAGGTCTCTGAGGGGATGATTGAGCTTGCCGACAGAATCGAGGAGGTCGCCAAGCGTATCCGTTCTGGGGAAATTCGGGCAGCGGCCATATGCTACGTTGAGTCAGGTCCAGAAATGTATGTATCGAGCGATTGGGCCTCCATGAGTGGTCGGATAACAATGGTCGGCGGACTGTTCAGGTTATTGACCTTGGTTTCTGACGCATAATTTGACCATCAATAGATTTGATGTATAGTTCTCGAAGGTTCGCCACCTTATAGGCAGTCTGATTTGCAATAGGCCGCCATCCAGCCTCTTGAGTGGATGAGATAGAAGGCGCTTCACAGCGCACAAACTCTCATTCATTCAAGAGGCTTTATCATGAGCAACGATTTCAACAAAGAAGAGCGGGTAGCTTTCGAGGACATGCTCGAAGGCTTCAACGATGCGCTCGTACTCAGCAAAGTCGTATCCAAGTACAACACCGACCAGACCATGATGGAGCGCACCTCCGACGTGATCTGGCGTCCTGAGCCGTACATCGCGCGCACCTTCGATGGCATGGATCAAACCGGCAACTTCAAGCCGCAGACCCAGCTGTCCGTGCCTGCAACCATCGGCTTCCAGAAGTCGTCCCCGTGGTCGATGAACGCCAAGGAACTGCGTGACGCGCTGCAAGAGGGTCGCCTTGGTAAGGCTGCCTATCAGAAGCTCGCTTCTGACGTGAACGTAGCAATCATGAACGTCGCATCTGCCCAAGGCACCTTGGTCGTCAAGCGCACCTCTGCCGCCTCCGGGTTCGATGACGTGGCCCAGTGCGAAGCGATCATGAACGAGCAAGGCGTCATGATGGGAGATCGCAACTTGGCGCTGTCCACTCGCGACTACAACGGCATGGCAAACAACCTGTCGATTGCTTCGCGCTCGTTCGGCAATAAGAAGTCCGACACCGCCTACGAGAAAGCTTTCGTCGGTGAGGTTGCCAGCTTCGACACTTACAAGCTCGACTACGCCAACCGAATCGCAGCAGCTGCTGGCGGTGGCGGCCTGACCATCTCCACTCTGGTTGGCGCTGCCAACTACTGGGTTCCGAAAGCCACCAGTACCGCTGCGACTGGCGAGCGCAACAACGTCGACAACCGCTATCAGCGCGTGACCATCTCCAGCACCACGGGTGTAGCTGCCGGCGACGCCTTCACCATTGCTGGCGTGAACGCCGTCCATCACATCACCAAAGGCGACACTGGGCAGCTGAAGACTTTCCGCGTGATCTCGGTTGACTCAGCCACCACCATGACCATCAGCCCTCCGATCATCAGTGCGCAGGGCGGAAGCGATGCTGAAGAGCAGTACAAGAATGTGACCATCACTCCTTCTGGCACTGCTGCTATCGTGTTCCTGAACACCGTGGCCGCTCCGATTAACCCGTTCTGGCACAAGGACTCCATCGAGATCATCCCTGGCCGCCTTGCTGTACCGGAAGGCGCTGGCGCTGCGGTAATGCGCGGCACCACCGACAACGGTATTGAGTTCGTGTGGACCAAGCAGTTCGCCATCGGCACTATGGACGTGTTCTACCGTGCCGACATTCTGTTCGGTGTGGCGAACCTTCAGCCGGAAATGAACGGCATCATGATCTTCGGTCAGAGCTGATTCGACGCGGGGCATAGGCCCCGCTTCTTCTACCTAATTCAGAGGGTTACATCATGTCTAGTGTCATCTGGCCGAATGGCGAATCCACCGTAATCGTCCCTGCAGGCGAGAGCGTAGCGGTTTACGCTCAATCGTTCGCGCAGGTCTTCCAGCTCGGTAACTACCCGAACCAACCGCCTGTTGCCAGCCTCGTCGGCACCGTGTCCGCTGGCGGTCAATCCACCTTCGGCCCCTACACCACTGGCGCGACTCTGCGTATCGATGGGGGCGCTGGCCTGAACTTCTACGCCGTTGGCGTGGCGCCGGTCGTGACCGAACTGCGCGCCAGCCAGTACCAGGGCGACCCTGTAGCGGTGAACGTCACTGGCGCCGTGTCTGCGCTGGCGATTCAGGGCGGCATTGTAACTTCCACCACCGCTGCCGCAGTAGCTGGCACCGTCCCGACCGGCGCCGTGATGGATGCGGCTGTACAGATGAGCATCGGCGATTCCGTGGACTGGTCTGTAATCAACACTGGCCCGAACACCTTCACCGTGACCGCTGCGACTGACCATACCTTGGTTGGCTCTGGTGCTGTGGCCACTGCAACTTCTGGCCTGTTCCGTACCCGCAAGACTGCGGCCAATACCTTCATCACCTACCGTCTGTCCTGATGGTTCCGGGGCGCCTTCTGGCGCCCCTTTCTTCTGGAGACAGTCATGCCCCGGATGGTAGCGGCGAAGTCGAGCGTGACCATTACTGTTCCTCCGGCGCAGAGTATCGTCGTGTTTACGCAGGACTCGGCGGACGTGTACCAGATCGTTGGTGCCAGTCGTAACCTGCTCGGTACTGTCACTGCCGCGCAGCAGACTTTCGGGCCTTTTGCAGGTGGCGCGACCATCGTTATCGATGCCAATAATCATTCAGTATTCTTCTCTTTCGGCTCCTCTCCCGTACTGCCGGAACTGCTACGCAGCAAGATCCAGCTAGCGCCAGCTGCGATCAATGGATCATCCGCGCTGACAGTGGCTAACCTTTTCAATGGCCTGATAAACGCCAATGCTGGCCTCCTAGGTGCTACAGGCACTCTGCCAACCGGTTCGGCGCTGGATGCTGCTGCAGGATTCAGGCCTGATGACGCATTCGACTGGACAGTTATGTCCACCGGGCTCGGAACCTTCAACATCGGGGCTTCGGCCGGCCACACTATTGGCGGAGGCTCCGCTGGAGTAGGATCTGGGCAGTCCGGCGCGTTCAGGACGCGCAAGACCGGAACCAACACCTTTGTCACTTACAGGATCGGCTGATGAGCTTCCCAACCATCGTTTACAAGTGCCCAGGTCAGCATTCCGCCTTTGCTGGGCAGACATACGCCTATTCCGCTGCGCGCGATGAGGATGAGTTGGCTGAACTGGTTAAGGCCGGCTGGCATGATTCCCTCGTGGCAGCGGTGAACGCGGTCAATGGCGTTTCGGTCGAGAAGGTCGAAGACGTGGATGACGAGTCCGCGCCGACCCGCGCCGAGTTGGAAGACAAGGCCCGCGAGCTCGGCCTGAAGTTCGACGGCCGCACCAGTGACGCCAAGCTGGGGCGGATGATCATCGAGGCCCTGGGGGAATAATCATGTCCTGGACGAAGCGCCAATTGGTAGAGCAAGCATTCGCCGAGATCGGATTGGCCGGATACATCTTCGACCTGTCCGCCGAACAGCTGCAGACCGCGCTCCGTCAGCTTGATTCGATGATGGCGACCTACAGCGCGAAAGGGGTGTTCCAGTCCTACCCGATTGCGTCCAGCCCGGCGACCAGCGACCTCGATCAGGATTCGAACGTGCCGATCACTGAAGTCGAGGCGGTCTATCTGAACCTCGCGCTGAGGATCGGTCCGAGCTTCGGCAAGACGGTTCCGGTCGAAACCCGCATCAATGCCAAGATCGCGCTGGAAAACGTCATGTCGCTGGCGGCTTTCCCGCCACAGCAGCAACTGCCTGGCACGATCCCGGCTGGCGCCGGCAACAAGACTTGGCGCGATTACGGCGACCCGTTCATCCGCCCGCCAAACGAAAACCCATTGCAGAACGGCAGCAATGGCAACCTCGAATTCCTCGGAGACTAAGCAATGGCCATCGAAAAGCTGCCTTATCTGGACCAGGTCACGGCTTCGACCTCTATGGCGGTTAGCCAGTCCGCGCGTGACTACCAGGCGCAGATGAACGAGATCCTTGAATTCCTGCAGGCGAACATCGTGTTCCCCGCAGCCGGTCAGCCGCAGTTCACGACCCAGTATGCTGCACCATCCTCCACCGGATTCAGTGTTCAGGTCACGGACGGTGACGACAATATCCACCTGATTCTCACCCCGACAGCTGGTTTCGCTGCGGGCACCATTGTTCTTCCGGCCTTCAGTAACGCTGTGGATAAGCAAGAGGTGTTAGTGAACTGCACCCAGCAGATAACCACCCTGACCATAAACGGCAACGGCGCGCTGGCAGTAACCGGAGAGCCCCTGTCGATGGGCGCGGATGACTTCTTCCGATTGAAGTATGACCTTCCGAGCAACACCTGGTATCGCATAGGCTGATAGGAGCTACCCATGGCAGTTTACGCCCCGTTTGAGCCGCGTCGCGGCACTAACCAAGTCACCACGCCGGCCGCTGCTTCGGCCTCAATCTCGATTGACCCAGAGGCCAAGTCAGTGCGCTTGGTGAACAGTGGCACGACCAACATTTGCCACGTGCGGATCGGGCAAGGCGCGCAAACCGCCTCGGCTGCAGACCTTCCCGTGCTTCCTGGGGAGTCAATCGTAGTGTCCAAAGGCGAAGGAGAAGATACCTTGGCGCATATCTCGGCATCGGGCACGACTCTCCACGTACAGACCGGCGAAGGCGGCATCTGATGACGCAAATCCCCATCATCGACGGGATCTACTCGGACAACGACGCGGATTTCCGCACGTCCTACCCCGTCAACATGACGCCCGTTCCCAAGGCGCAGGGGATTTCCAATGGCTACCTCCGGCCGGCAGACGGGATCGTGTCCAATGGCACCGGGCCGGGCCAGAACCGAGGCGGCATCAACTGGAAAGGGTTCTGCTATCGGGTGATGGGCAACATGCTCGTCAAGATCGGGGCCGACAACACCATCTTCGAGATTGGCAGCGTCGGATTTGGTGGCCAGGTTTCGCTGGATTACTCCTTTGACCGCCTCGCCATCGCCTCGGGCGGGCGCCTGTACTACTGGGACGAAAGCACCCTGACCCAAGTGACTGACGCCGACCTAGGCAACGTCCTGACGGTCATCTGGGTGGATGGCTACTTCATGACCACGGATGGCGAATTCCTGATCGTCACCGAACTGAACGACCCGACTGAAGTGGACCCGCTGAAATACGGTTCCTCGGAAGTTGACCCGGATCCGGTCAAGGCGCTGCTCAAGATTCAGGATGAAGTATATGCACTGAACCGCTACACCATCGAGGTGTTCGACAACATCGGCGGGACTGGCTTCCCGTTCCAGCGGATCGAAGGCGCGCAGATCAACAAGGGGCCGCTGGGCACCCATAGCTGCTGCGTGCTGGCCAATGCGATTGCCTTCCTCGGCAGTGGCCGGAACGAAGCCCCGGCGATCTACCTCGGCAAGAACAGCGACGCGCAGAAGATCTCCACCCGCGAGATCGATCAGATCCTGCTCACCTACACCGAACAGCAGTTGTCTGAGTGCGTGATGGAGACCCGCATTGATAGTGGGCATCAGCATCTATGGATACGCTTGCCGGATCGCACCCTGGTCTATGACCTAGCGGCCAGCGCTTCGCTGCAACGCCCAGTGTGGTTCATTCTGACTAGCAGCTTGGAAGGCTTCGCCCGCTATAGGGCCGGAGATCTGGTCTGGTGCTACAACCGCTGGATGGTAGGAGATCCTAGCTCAGCCGCGCTCGGCACACTGACCGATTCCATATCGTCTCAGTATGGGCAGACTGTTCGCTGGGAGTTCGGTACGACCATCGTCTACAACGAAGGGCGCGGCGCTATCTTCCATCAGCTGGAGCTCGTGTGCTTGACGGGGCGGACAATCTTTGGCGAAGACCCATATATCACGACCGCCTATTCGGTGGACGGGGTGAGCTGGGGCCAGGACAAGCCGGTGAAGGTCGGCATGAGCGGCGACCGATCTAAGCGAATCGTTTGGTTCCAGCAGGGGAAAATGCAGAACTGGCGAATTCAGCGCTTTCAGGGGACTAGTGATGCCTTTATCTCGGTGGCACGCCTTGAAGTCCAACTCGAACCCCTGGCGTACTGATCATGGCTGAACGATTCAAGACGCCAACCAGGGACAAGCTGGCGCCATTCGCGGTTAGCCAAGAGATGATTCGTTTCTTCGAAAACCTTTCTGCCAATGCCGGTCAACTGCTACCGGACGAGATCGATACGCTCGTGCGCTTGGTCACCGAAGCGCTGTATGACGCCGGTACCGCCGACACCAAGGCTACCGAGGCCAATGATACGCTGGAGCGCATCTACCAAGAGTTGTCCGTGCTCGCCAGCCGGTCAGACTTCGTCCTGCCGCGTGCCATCCCGCTGGATTACCTCGACTTCAACCTGAGTCCTCGCTATCCGCGCATGGTACGTCAGGTCGCCTGGAACTCGGACGACGACACCCTGAACTTGCATCACAGTGACGGGGTGACGCAGCAAGTTGGGCAGGAACTCTATGGGCGTATCACCAACAACACCGGCTCACTGATCCCCAACGGATCGGCGCTGGGCATTAACCCAGCAACGAACTCATATATCCTGTTCCTGGCAGATGGCACTCTTTCCCCGATCACCATTGTCGGCGTGACCACCCAAGACATTCCCGATGGCGAGCAGGGCCGAATCACGGTATGGGGTCAGGTCAGGGATATTGACACTACCGGCACTCCGTTCGGAGAAACATGGGTGGCCGGAGATGTGCTCTACGTGTCGCCGACCATCGCTGGCGGGTTTACCAAGGTAAAACCTACCGCGCCGAACCTGAGCATGCCTATTGCCCAGGTCCTGTTTGTGAGTTCTACGCTCGGCCGTATCGCGGTGCGCCCGACCATCGAGCAGCAGCTGTTCTATGGCTCATTCGTCAAGACCGACGATCAGACGCCGTCGGCGGCCAACACGGCGAATGCGATCACATGGAGTTCGGCGACCATATCAAATGGGGTGTCCATTGATGGCGGCGCTCCGTCTCGGATAGTTTGCGCGAATGCTGGACTGTACAAGTTCAGCGCATCCTTTCAGCTGACATCGAGCAGCGCAAGCGTCAAAAACGTATGGCTTTGGTTCAGGAAGAACGGGGTTGACGTTCCAAGTAGCGCGATGATCACGTCGCTGGATAGCGGTACGGCAATCCGCACCCCATCCCGGAGTTTGTTCTTCTCAATGGCGGCCGGCGACTACATTGAACTGATGTTTGCCAGTGACAATACGGCGATGACCATTGACAATATTCCGGCAACGGCATTTGCTCCGGCAGCACCGGCCGCGATACTTACTGTGAATCAGGAGCAGCAATAATGGCTGTTAACCCTAAGAACATCATCCCCAGGAAGCAGGCGGAGTCGGTGCAGACCACGCAATACACCGCCGTGAACTGCCGGACGATTATAGACAAGTTCACCGTGACCAATACCACGGCAGGCAATGTGCTGTTCAGCATCAACCTGGTGGCTTTCACGGATACGCCTGGCGATGACAACCTAGTATTGGCTACGCGCTCTATTGCTGGTGGCGAAACTTACAATTGCCCAGAGGCAACCGGCCAAATACTGGAGCCGAATGACTTCATATCTACCGTAGCTAGCGCATCTTCGTCATTGACAATTAGCGCATCGGGACGCGAAATAACTGCCTGATGTATACTGCACGACAAGCTGAGACTTCGAGCGGCCAGCGGCTCATCCCCCAGAAATGGAGTAGATGATGGTTTCGCTCGAAGAAGGCATCACGCCCGAAAACTTGGCTGACCTTTACGCCGACCCTCTGATTGCCCGAATTGGCTCAGACGGTTATCCGGCTGCCCCGGTTAATCATCCTCTGGTTTCCTACCTTTCTGCTCGGGTGAATGGCGAGTTTGTAGGTGCCTATATCGTAGTTCGGTTCTCTCGGACGGAATACGAAGCGCATTCATTGCTTCAGATGAAGTCAGTCCGTTATGCGCGCGCAATTGGCTCCCTGCTGATCGAATGGGTGTTCTCGCATCCTGAAGTTCTGCGCCTGACCGGGTATATCCGCGAGGGGCTAACTTCCGCAGTAAATCATTGCCTGAAGATGGGCTTTGCCTATGAGGGCTTCCGCCGTGATGCCTTGAAGGTCGACGGACTCCCGGCAGGCATTCACATCCTCGGCCTAACCCGAAAAGAGTGGTGCAAGGTATGAGTTCAATCGGCGACGCAATTGGCAGCGTTGTAGGCGGCATTACCGGTTCAGGCGAGGCGGCGGAAGGTGCGCAAGACGCTGCGCAGATCCAAGCGGCTTCCTCGCAGGCTGCGATTGATGAACAGAAGCGACAATTCGACGCCATCACCAAGCTCCTGGAACCGTTTGTTACGGCAGGCACTGGAGCTCTGTCACAGCAGCAGGCCCTTTTGGGGCTTGGAGGTAAAGCCGCGCAAACCGCAGCTGTGGGCGCGTTGGAAAACTCTCCATACTTTCGGTCGATTGCCTACCAGGGCGAGCGTGGGATTCTGTCCAACGCAGCGGCGACTGGAGGTCTTCGGGGCGGTAACGTTCAGGGGGCTTTGGCGCAGTTTCGGCCGCAGCTACTTAATCAACTGATAGAGCAGCGGTTCTCTAACTTAGGCGGCCTGACCAACCTCGGGCAGGCATCGGCGGCACAGCAAGCGGTCGCGGGTCAGCAGTCGGCGGCGAACATCGGTAACCTGCTCGGGCAGCAAGGGGCGGCATTGGCTGGCGGCGAGATTGCCAAGAGCGGCGCGAACTACCAGGCCTTCAGCGACCTGCTGAAGATCGGCGGCACAGTAGCCAGCGCCATGGGCGGCGGATTCTAAGGAGACAACATGGTTCAGCCTATTGATTACCTCGGGATGCTGCCAAGGCCGGATATTGGCCAATCTCTGCTTCAGGGCCTTCAGGCCGGAGCGGCGATCCGCGAGACGATTGATGCGCGCACCGAGCGTGAGCAAGCTCGCCTCCTCAAAGAGCAGTTCAACGCTGATCTTCAAGGATATCTGTCTGATCCGCAGCCTCAAGTCGCCGCTCAGATGATATTGAAGTATCCGCAGATGCGAGAGGCCTTCAAGACCTCCACCGAGATCGGTGACAAAGCGCGCCTAGATGCGGACTTCGGCGCCGGCCTGCAGGCGTATCACGCGCTGCAGCAAGGCGACTCCGCCTCGGCGCTGCGCGTACTGGATGAGCAGATATCCGCCCTGCAGAACTCCGGGCAGAACACGGCCAACTTGGAGCGCATCCGCAGCGGCATCGAGCGTGACCCGAAATTCACCGCAGCCAATGCGGGGCTGGTGCTCGCGTCCATTGACCCGGAGCGCTTCCAGAAATCGATTGACGCCTTCTCCGCATCGCAAAAAGCCCCTGTCGAGCAGCAGAAGCTTGCCGCCGAGACGTTCAAAGCGCAGCAAGAGGCGGCGAACACGCCTGAGCGCCTGTACCTGGAGAATCAGCAGAACCGGGCAGCGGTGCGCAATATCGACAGTCAGATCGAAGACCGTGCCAACCGCATCGGCCTGGACCGCGACCGCCTGCAGAGCGACACCGAGGCCAAGCTGTATGAGTTGGGGCAGAAGCAGGGGCAGCTGACCGATGACGCTCGCAAGATCGTCAATGATTCCGTTGTCAGTTCCACGGCTTACGAGCAGTCGGCCAGCCGCGCACTGGATCTTGCTGGAAGGCTTGAGAAGGAGGGGGGTGGCTATGGCGTGGCCAGTACCGCAGGCGAATGGCTGAAGCGCGCCACCGGCCAGCAAGACGCCATGTCCGCACTGCGCAAGGAATATTCACGCCTGCGTAATGCGCAGGCGATCAAGGATCTTCCGCCAGGGGTGGCTACAGACAAGGACGTGGCCTTGGCGCTGGAGGGTTTCCCGGAGACTTCGGCTGATGCCAGGACTATCTCGTTGTTTCTGCGGGGCGTGGCGAAGATGAACCAGGTTGCCTCCGTGTCCGACAACGCCAAAGCGGAATGGGTGAACTCGGTTGGGCACCTCGGCAAAGCGCGGGGCGATATCGTCATCGATGGCGTCAACGTGCCGGCTGGCACCACCTTTACCGACTTCTCACGATCCTACATCGACAAGAAGGCACAGCAGCGTGGCGCTGAACAGGCGCAGGCCCAGGTGCCGAACAGAAGCTACATGCGATTCGCTAATCCGGGGGCTCAGTAATGGCCGAGAAGGCGCCGAACAGCTACAACGACCCCTACTGGGCCGACCTTTCGTCCAGGGCCGAGCAGCAGCTCGGACTGCCTGCCGGTCTGCTGAACAATGTCGTGACCAAGGGTGAGCGGTCGAATGCGGACCAGGTGTCCGAGGCTGGGGCCGCTACGGTCTATCAGATCACGCCGTCCACACGTAAGCTGGTCTTGGACAAGTACGGCGTGGACGCCTACCTGAGTCCTGAGAACTCCGCCGAGGCTGCTGGGCTTCTGCTGAAGGAGTCCTTGGATCGAAACAAGGGCGACGTATCGGCTGCTGTGGCGGAATACCATGGGGGCACCGACCGGTCCAACTGGGGGCCGCGCACCCGCGCCTATGTCGGCCGCGTCATGGCTGCTCAGCGCAAAGAACCCGCTCCGGCACAAAGCACCTTTCAGCGTGCGCAGGCAGCGCAAGCGCCGGCTGCTCCGTCCAATGCCATTGCGCAGGTGTATGAGGCCTACAAGGCCGGGCAGATGACGCCGGAAGAAGCCGCCGAGTTCGAGGCTGACGTAAATTCCGGTCTGGTCATGCTGCCGCGCGGCGCCACGTTGGCCGGTCAGCCTTCCAGCGCGCCGACTGATCGCCCGGCGCCGGTCGTGCTGCCGCCTGAAATTACTGATGCTTACCAGACTGGAAAGCTGTCGCCGCAAGAGCGCGCCGATCTGGAGGCCGACATTCAATCTGGGGTCGTGCAGTTGTCCACCCCCGCCGACCAACTTCCGGAGTTCGATGACCGTGGCGTGATCTCCAGCCAGGCGCCTGGGATCATTCCTCAGCAGGTTGAGCCTACGCTGGGAGAGCAACTTGTCGGCGCTGGAGAGACTGGTCTGGCGCTCACAACTGGGTCGACCGGGGGCGCTGTTGGCATGATCGGTGGCGCCCTGAAGGGCCTTGCCGAACAGATCCTTTCCGGCCAGTTCGGCACGCAAGAGGCGGCTGACCTTGTCGAGCAGGAGGCCATGCGCGGCGCCGAAGCGCTAACCTACGCGCCGCGCACCCAGGCCGGGGAGCAACAGACCGCAGCGGTCGGTGAAGCGCTTGCGCCTTTGGTTGCCGCCACCCCATTTACTGCAGAACTGGGTGCGATCACGCAAGGGGCGCGCGCTGCTGCTCCCGTCGCGCGCGCTGCTGCACAGCCAGTAGTCGAAGCGGTGCAGACCGCTGCTGCTCCGGTGAGGCAAGCGGTTGCTCGGGCCGGCGAGACGATCCGTGGCGCGGTTCCGGGCGAACGTGCTCAAGGCGCGACGGTTGGCGCTGCAGCCACCCCCGAGGCTCTTCAGCGTGCCGAGACGGCGGCTCAACTTCCAGTACCGTTCAAGGACAAATCCGGACTGACTTCCGGCCAGGCCTCGCGAGACTTCGCTCAGCTCCAGTTCGAGAAAGAAACCGCCAAAGCGGCTGAATTGGGTGCGCCCCTTAGGGAGCGTGTGGAGAACCAGACTGCGACCCTGATTCAGAACTTCGATGCGCTGGTGGATCGACTTGAGCCGGTATCAACCAGCAAGCGCGACCTCGGCGCCGGAGTGGATCAGGCCTTGGTCAACCGGGTAGAGGTGAAGCGGCGCGAGATCAAGAAGGCTTACGACGAAGCGCAAGAGGCCGGTGAGTTGCAGGAGCCTGTCGAACTGGCGCGCCTGCCAGCCGCTCTGGCCGAAGTGGAAGATCTAGCCTCCACCAGTCAGGAAACCACAGCCCTGTTGAACGGGATCAGGAATCGCGCCCTGAAGCGTGGCGATGTGCTGGAGGATGAAAACGGCAACTTGGTGGCTGCGACTATCCCGCTGGAGCAGTCGGAAAGCCTGCGCAAGTTCATCAACTCCGCCGCCGACTGGCAGGATCCGCGTTCTGCTCTAGTAGCAAAGAAGATCATCGCCGCCATTGACGAGGCCACCGAAGAGAAAGGCGGAGACCTGTACCGCAAGGCGCGCCGCCTGCGTGCTGACTTCGCCAACGAATTCGAAAACGTCGGCCTGACTGCAAAACTGCTCGGCAGCAAGCGCGGCACCGGTGAGCGACAGATTGCGCTGGAGGACGTTTTCGACAAGGTCATCGTCTCGTCCAAGGTCGATGAGATGAACAAGCTGCGTTCCAGCCTGCTCAAGTCTGGTAAGGAAGGGAAGCAGGCTTGGAGCGACCTGAAGGCGGCGGGTATTGAGCGCATCAAGGAATCTTCTATGTCGGCTAGTCAGCGTGATTCGATGGGGAACCCCGTCCTCTCGCCAGACAAGCTGATTCGGGCTATTCGCAGCTTTGACGAAAGCGGAAAACTCGAATCCCTATACGGCAAGAAGCAGGCCCAGATAATTCGAGACCTCGGCGAGATTGCCTCGGTGATCTACACCGCGCCACCTGGTGCGATCAACACTTCTAATACTGCGTCGGCGCTTATGGTCGCATTGGATAGCTTGGGCACCTTCGCCGTCACCGGAGTTCCGGCGCCCGTTGCAACCGCCATCAAAGAGGCATCGAAGTACGTGAAGAACAAGAAAGTCAAAGCCCGGATAAACGAAGCCCTGAAGGGCGTGGACAGGGAGAATAACTAATGGCCAGCGTACAGGTTGCATCCCCCTTCCTGACTTTCACTGATATTGATGGTGATCCGCTGGAGGATGGTTTTGTGTTCGTCGGGCAATCCGGGCAAGACCCGATTTCCTTTCCGGTGAACGCGTTTTTTGATGCGGCACTGAGTATTCCTGCCACGCAGCCGATCCGGACCAAGGGAGGCTATGCGCTGAACGGCACCACTCCATCAAGGGTCTATATCGCGGAAACGTCCTACTCTGTTCTGGTGCGCAACAAGAACGGCACTACGGTGTTGTCTGCTTCTGCGTCGCCTGCGCCGTTCATGCAGGCCCCCGCGTCTTCCGCAGACAACGAGCTGCCACTCTTCAGCGGGGCGTCAGGCAACCTGCTGAAGACAACCGGAACAATCGTCACCGCGCAGGGCCGGGCGCTGCTGGATGATGCGACCGCTGGCGCGCAGCGGACCACGTTGGGCTCTGGCGCGGTCGGCGATGCAGTGTTCGTCGCCACGACTCAAGCCGCTGCACGCACAGCCATCGGCGTAACCCCTGG